CGTGGCGGTGATGTTCCTGGCCCTGGCCTGCGGCGCCTCGCTGCTGCTCAGCGCCGCCGTCGGCAGCCTGACCGCGGCGGCCGGCGCCGAGATCGCCGTCGGCCTCTACGAACGCTGGGCGGCCCGCCGCCTGGGTGTCTGCCAATTGAGCGAGAGCGACCACGAGCGTCGCTGAACGAATCCATCGGAAACAGGGAGGCGCCATGCCTGACCAGGAGTTGACCCTCGAAAGCCTGCTGGCCGCCGTCGAACAGCGGCTGCGCGCGGTACTGCCGGAGGCCGTGCAGATACTTCGCGGCCCACTGGGAACGGCCACCCCGCAGCCACCCGCCCTGCTGCTGGAATACGCCGCGCTGGCGCCGGGCCGCGACCCCGGCACCGGCGAGACGGCGCTGCTGTGCCGGCTGCAGGCACGCCTGCTGCTGCAGCGCGACGACGCCGATGCGGAAGTGCTGGCGCTGCAGCTGGCTTCGCTGATCGCCGTCCTGCTGCGTGCGCAGACCTGGGACCTGCCGCTGGAGCCGGCCGGCTTCGTCCAGGCCCGGCCTGAGGCCAGCGAGGCCTACCGCGTCTGGCTGCTGGAGTGGGACCAGCCGCTGCTGCTGGGCACGCCGGAATGGCCCTGGGAGGACCAGCCGCCGGGCTCGCTGCTGCTGGGCATCGAGCCGCAGACCGGCCCCGGCCACGAGGCCGACTACTTCGCCCCGGAGGACCTGGCATGAACCCGACCTACGTGAGCGCCGAGCACGACCGCATGCTCGCCTCGCTGATCGTGCCCTGCGTGGTGGTGGCCGTGGACCTGGCCGCCGCCAAGGTGCGGGTGCGCAATGGCGACTGGACCAGTGCCTGGGTGCGCTGGCACGCCCAGGGCGCAGGCCCGGCGCGGCACTGGCGGGCACCGGGCATCGGCGAGCAGGGCGTATTGCTCAGCCCGTCCGGGGTGCTGGCCATGGGCACCTTCGTGCCCGGCCTGTACGGCGACGCCGGCGCCCCGGCGGACAGCCGCGACCACGTCGAGACCTGGCGCTTCGCCGACGGCGGCAGCCTGAGCTACGACTGGGCGGCGCACAGCTACAGCATCGAGCTGCCCAGCGGCAGCGTCACGGTGAAGGTGGGTGGGGCGCAGGTACTGGTCAGCGATGCCGCGGTCAGCGTCAAGGCCGGGCAGATCAGCCTGCAGGGCGAGGTGGCCATCCAGGGCAACCTGGCGGTGCAGGGCAACGTCACCAGCAGCGGCTCGATCATGGACACCACCGGCAACAGCAACCACCACACCCACTGAACCGTCACTTTCATCCACAGGCCCGCCATGCGCGGGCCTCTTCGTTTCTGGAGAACAGCATGGGCAAGCACAACCGCCCGCCACAGGGGAGGGCGCGGCCATGATCGGCATGGACAGGCGCAACGGCCGGCCCCTGGGCGGCCTGGCGCACCTGAAACAATCCATCGAGGACATCCTCGGCACGCCCCTGGGCAGCCGGCGCATGCGCCCGGAATACGGCAGCCAGCTGCGGCGCATGGTCGACCTGCCGCTCAGCGAAGGCTGGAAAAGCGCGGTGCAGGCCGAGGTTGCCCGTTCCCTCGGGCGCTGGGAGCCGCGCATCCGCCTGCAATCGGTGAAGGTCAGCGCGGTGCTCGATGGCCGCGTCAGCCTGCTGTTGAGCGGGTTCTACCAGGGTGACGGTTTCCAGCTGGAGGTGCAGGCATGAGCATCATCGATCTGTCGCAGCTGCCACCGCCGGACGTGGTGGAGAGCCTGGACTTCGAGAGCCTCTACCAGGAGCTGCTGGAAGCCTTCCGCGCGGCCATGGGGGAAGGCTGGGACGCCGCGCTGGAGTCCGATCCGGTGGTCAAGCTGCTGGAGCTGGCGGCCTATCGCGAGCTGCTGCTGCGCGCCCGCATCAACGATGCCGCGCGGGCAGTGATGCTCGCCTACGCCACGGGCAGCGACCTCGAGCAACTGGCCGCCGGCTACAACGTGGCGCGCCTGGTGATCCAGCCCGCCGATCCGTCGGCGGTGCCGCCGCTGGAGGCGCTGCTGGAGAGCGACGACTCGCTGCGCAACCGCACCCAGCTGGCGTTCGACCAACTCTCGGTGGCCGGGCCGCGCAATGCCTACGTGGCCTTCGCGCTGGGCGCCGACGGGCGCATCGCCGATGTCTCGGCGATCAGCCCCGCGCCCTGCGAGGCGCTGATCAGCGTGCTGTCCCGCGAAGGCGATGGCAGTGCTACCGAGGATATCCTCGAAGCGGTGCGCCTGGCGCTGTCCGACGAGGACGTGCGGCCGGTGGGCGACCGCGTCACCGTGCAGTCGGCGAGCATCGTCGACTACCGGGTGGAGGCGGTGCTCTACATCTACCCGGGGCCCGAGGCCGAGCTGATCCGCCAGGCGGCGGAAGCCTCGTTGCAAGGCTACATCGCCACCCAGCGTCGGCTCGGCCGCGACATCCGCCGCTCGGCGCTGTTCGCCGCGCTGCACGTGGAGGGCGTACAGCGCGTGGAGCTGGCGCAACCGGCCGCCGACGTGGTGCTGGACGCCACCCGGGCCGCCTATTGCACCGGCTACGCCATCAGCGTGGGAGGCTCCGATGAGTAGCCGGCTGCTGCCCAGCAACGCCACGCCGCTGGAACGGGCGCTGGCCGACGTGCAGGTGAGCGATCTGCCGATCCCGCTGCGTGAGCTGATGGACCCGCAGCACTGCCCGTTGGCGCTATTGCCCTACCTGGCCTGGGCCTGGTCGGTGGACCGCTGGGACCCGGACTGGGCCGAGCCGGTGAAGCGCAAGGCGATAGCCGCGGCGTTCCGCATCCACCAGCACAAGGGCACCATCGCCGCGCTGCGCCGGGTGATCGAGCCGCTGGGCTACCTGATCGAAGTGATCGAGTGGTGGCAGGGCACGCCTACGGGCGAGCCGGGCACCTTTCGCCTGCGCATCGGCGTGCTCGACAGCGGCATCAGCGAAGCCATGTACCAGGAGGTGGAGCGCCTGATCGACGACGCGAAGCCGCTGACCCGCCACCTCATCGGGCTGGACATCAGCCTGGAAACCCAGGGGCCGATCTATGTCGGCTCCGGCCAATACGACGGCGACATCACCACCGTCTACCCCTATCTCCCGGACGTCATCGAGACCCGCGGCGGCTACGGCCTGCCCGGCCGGGAACACACCATCGACCAACTGAGCGTCTACCCATGGCCGTGACCTACTACGCACTCCTGACCACCATCGGTGCCGGCAAGCTGGCGAATGCCACCGCGCTGGGCACCACCCTGAAAATCACCCAGCTGGCCGTCGGCGACGGCGGCGGCAGCGTCCCGACCCCGGACGCCAGCCGCACCGCGCTGGTCAACGAAGTCCGCCGCGCGCCGCTGAACCAACTGAGCGTCGACCCGGCCAACGCCGCGCAGATCATCGCCGAGCAGGTCATCCCCGAGGACGTCGGCGGCTGGTGGATCCGCGAGATGGGCCTGTACGACGAGGCCGGCGCACTGATCGCCTACGCCAACTGCGCGCCGTCCTACAAACCGCAACTGGCCGAAGGCAGCGGCCGCACCCAGACCGTGCGCATGGTGCTGATCGTCAGCAACACCGCTTCGGTGGAGCTGAAGATCGATCCGAGCGTGGTGCTGGCTACCCGCGAGTACGTGGATAGCGCCATCGTCAGCGCGATGAACAAGCTGGACCAGAAGCAGTCGGTGCGTGCGGCGACCACCGCGAATATCACCCTGAGCGGCTTGCAGACGCTGGATGGCGTGGCGCTGGCTGCTGGCGACCGGGTGCTGGTGAAGAACCAGACCAACGCGCCGGACAACGGCATCTACCTGGCGGCCAGCGGCGCCTGGAAGCGTGCGGGGGATGCGGACGCAAGCGCCGAGGTGACGCCGAACCTGACTGTTGCGGTGGAGGAGGGCAGCACCCAGGCGGACAGTATCTGGCAGCTCACCACCAATGCCCCGATCGTGCTGGGGACCACTGCGCTGGTGTTCCAGAACATCACTACCGGGCTGGCGCCGCTGGCTTCGCCGGTGTTTACCGGGAATCCGACGGCGCCGACGGCGGCGCAGTTCGACAACGATATTTCAATAGCGACGACGTCGTTTGTACAACGTGCTCTTGGGAGCCTTGCCGGACAGGGTGGTTACTCGGTTAGTACCAGGCTGAATGTTGCGGATGTAGGCAAGCTGATAGGGGTCAGTGGCAATGTCACGATTACATTGCCAATGGCCTCGGATGTTGTCGCTGGCTCCCTGATTCATTTGCGCATCGGTAATGGATCGACAGTGACAGTTGTTCCCGCTTCTGGACAGACGTTATCCGACTTGCGAGCAATGTCTATTGCTTCTCTCGTTGCGACAGGGGCCACCTATATTGTGCTGCGCAGTTATCCAGACGGGACCGGGTGGGAGGTGTTAGGTGGTGATACGGCTTTGCGCAGCTCGGCTTTATTCCAATCTTCACTATCTGCTTCCGGATATCAGAAGCTACCAAGCGGCCTGATTTTCCAATGGGTCTACGGTAGCTCCGACGCCAATGGAAACGTGTCGCTTACGTTACCGATCCAGTTTCCCAATGCACTTCTCGGTGGTGTGGCCTGTGAATTCAACCCCAGTGGTTGGGGAGCTACACGGGCAACTGTTTGGGCTGTGGATCAGAACGCCAGCAGTACGTCGGTGGTGGTGGCACGAATTCGGGACATCCGTGGGACGGCGGGACCGGTAATCAGTTCCGGTGTGGCTGGGCGCCTTCTCGTGTGGGGATACTGAAAATGACAATCTATTTTTCTTCTGAAACTTTTGGCTTTCTGACCCCAGAATTGCACGGTGACAAGATTTATGAGGGAGCCGTGGAAATCTCCCTGGAACAGTATGAGGAACTCCTCCAGGAGCAGGCGAAAGGACGGCGGATCGTCGCTGACGAGGATGGAAGGCCGCAGCTACTTGATCCGGCGCCGGTCACTAAGGACGTGCAGAGAAGCCTGATTGCATCCCGACGGCTCTCGGCAGAAACCTCTGGCATTAGTATCAAGGGGATTGGTTTCTCAACCTCCCGTGACAGCCAAGCACTGGTGAATGGTGCTCTGTTGGCTGCCATGCTTGATGCCAACTACCGTTGCCAGTGGAAAACCACCAGCGGCTTCGTCGAGATCGATGCTGTGGAGATTAAGGCTATCGCCAGCTCTGTTCGTGCCCACGTCCAAGCCTGTTTCGATCGCGAAGCCGAACTCCTGGCCCATCTGGAAGCTGGCACCTTCGAGGAATCCATGCTCGACCAGGGCTGGCCCGCCTGAGCCAACGCCTACCGCAATCCAGCCCACCGCACCCGCGGCCCGGGCCAACCAAGCAACCGCCTACCGGCGGTTTTTTTATGTCTGGAGAAAACCCTATGAGCTTCTTTCACGGCGTTACCGTGACCAACGTCGACGTCGGCGCGCGCACCATCGCGCTGCCGTCGTCCTCGATCATCGGCCTGGTGGATACCTTCACCCCGGGCGCTCCGGCCAGCGCCGAGCCGGACGTGCCGGTGCTGCTGACCAGCCTGCGCGAGGCGGCCGCCGCCTTCGGCACCGGCTCGGCGATCTACAAGGCCTGCACCGCCATCTTCACCCAGGCCTCCGCCGTGGTCGTCGCGGTCGGTGTGGCCGAGGTCGAGGACCCGGCGCAGCAGACCTCGGCGATCATCGGCAGCGTCACCGAGTCCGGCCAGCGCACCGGCCTGCAGGCGCTGCTCGACGGCAAGTCGCGCTTCAATGCCCAGCCGCGCCTGCTGGTGGCGCCGCAGCATTCCGCCACCGAGGCCGTGGCCACCGCCATGGACGCCCTGGCCGGCAAGCTGCGCGCCATCGCCATCGTCGACGGGCCGAACAGCACCGACGAGGCGGCCATCGCCTATGCCGGCGAGTTCGGCAGCAAGCGCGTGTACCTGGTCGACCCC